CAATACCGGGGTAAGGGGGGTAGGGGGGTTGGTTTTATACTGCAAGACCCCGTAAAACTATCTCATAAAAATTAACGTGTCTAGACATTACTAATATATTTTTATTGAAAAAGAAAGAAACAGTTCCCACCCACCCACCTCCTTATGGTTTAAATTGATTATAAGGGGGTTTTAAGACACTTTTAGGGGGTAGGTAAGGGGATAGTGGCCTAACGGCCCCAAAACGCCTTAAAACGCATTTAAATCGGTTTATAGAAAACAAGGTAAAATGTGACATTACTAGTATATACCCCCTCTAAGCCACCATTGTTAGGAAACAACACATGCCTAAAATTACACTCACCTCCTTAGGGAGCCGCTATGGTTCCATTGATGCCCTAAATGCCAACTTTGAAGCAATTGAAGAGGCATTTGACAATACGTTCAGCAGAGATGGGACGGGGCCAAACACGCTAGAAGCAAACGTAGATGCCAACTCCTTCCGCATCATCAACCTTCCAACCCCAGAAGCAGATGATGAAGCAGCTACTAAAGGGTATGTGGACGTTGCTACAGCAGCAATTGAAACCTATTTAGAACAAATTGACATTGTTGCCGATAACATTGATGCCGTAGTCACCACTGCCTCTGTAGGCCCAACCCTCTCTACTAACATTGAATCCATTGTAACTGTTGCTGGTAGTGTAGACGATGTGTCTACAGTGGCAGGTAACATTGGTAACGTAGAACTAGTAGGACTTGACCTAAACGGGCAGTTTCAATCTGGTGTTGTGTATGATTTTGGCCTCATTACAGAAGAACCAGTGGGGCCAGCAGAAGAGTCCACCTCTTCCATTGTCATTGTTGCAACAAACATTAATGACGTAAACACTGTAGCAGATTCCATAGCAGACGTAAACGTTGTTGCAGACAACATCACTGACTTAACATCCATTGCTGACAACTTAACAGAGATTTTAACAGCAGACACTAGCGCCACTAACGCAGCAGCTAGTGCTTCATTAGCAAACGATTGGGCAACTAAAACCAGTGGCCCCGTAGCAGGGGGTGAGTATAGCAGCAAGTATAACGCACAACAAGCAGCTACATCAGCATCCAATGCCAATGCAGCACAAATTGCAGCAGAAGCTGCACGAGATGCTACATTAGCTGCATACGACTCGTTTGATGACCGTTATTTAGGTGCTAAAGCTAGCGACCCTTCTGTAGACAATGATGGTAATGCTTTAGTAGGGGGTGCTCTCTATTACAACACCACTAGTCAAGTAATGAAGCTGTACACAGGGAGTGTATGGGTTGCAGCTTATGTATCTGGGGCTGACTTCTTAGCTAAAGCTAGTAATTTGTCTGATTTATCCAACGTAGCCACTGCACGAACTAATTTAGGTTTAGGTAGTTTGGCAACCAAAAACACCGTAAGTAGTAGCGATTTAGATGCTACACTTGATTTAGGGAGTATTGTTTAATGTCTACTGCTATTCAACTTCGCCGTGGAACAACCACACAACATAACACGTTCACTGGTGCTGTAGGTGAAATCACTGTTGACACCACTAAAGACACCGTGGTTGTGCACGATGGTGCTACCGCAGGGGGTTTTCCTCTTTTAAAAGAATCTGCCGTTGGCACTTCTGTACAAGCGTATGATGCCGACCTAACCACACTAGGTGCTGGTGGCTCTGCTGCTCGGTCATTCCTTGGTCTAGCCATTGGTACAGATGTTCAAGCCTACGATGCTGACACAGCTAAAACAGATGTGGCTCAGTCGTTTACAGCAGCCCAACGTGGCTCTGTTTCAGCACTCACTGACGGTGCAACAATTACACCTAACTTTGCTGTAGCCAATAACTTCTCTGTTACCTTGGGAGGCAACCGAACACTGGCTAACCCCACAAACTTGGTTGCTGGTCAGTCTGGTGTTATCAAGCTAACTCAAGATGGCACTGGCGGTAGAACACTGGCTTTTGGTAGTTATTGGGACTTCGCGGCTGGCACTGCGCCAACGCTGACCACTGCCGCCAACGCTGTGGACATTCTGGCCTACTACGTTGACAGCACGACCAACATCACAGCCCGTTTGATCGGGGATCGCAAATGAGCGTAGTTAACGCCATCCCACTGCTCTTGGGTGATGAGGGCTACAACATCAGCCGTTCTGTGCGGCTGCGTTCAAGTGCGTCTGCTTACTTTGGTAGATCGTTTACGGTGGCTGGGACAAATGCCACTAAACGCACTTATTCAATGTGGGTTAAGCGTGGACAGCTTGGGGCTGCGGCACAACAGTTAATGGGGTGCTATTACTCAGGTGGGCCAGTTCATCAAGTGTATTTATCAAACGATCAGATTGTTGCAAGCACTTTCTATAGCGGAGCGTTTCAGAACATCACAACAACTGCTGTTCTTCGTGATCCTTCTGCTTGGTATCACATCGTTTATTCTATTGACACAACTCAAGCAACTGCCGCAAACCGTCAGACGATTTATGTAAATGGTGTCTCGCTTGCGTACACAGGAACAAACGTACCTCAGAACTCGTCTCTACCAGACTTGACCAATGGCAACTCCATGAACATCATGGCTCAAGGCGGTGGTATCTCCCCTACCAATTACTTTGATGGCTACCTGACAGAGGTTAATGTCATTGACGGTCAAGCCCTGACACCATCCAGCTTCGGCGAAACAGACACCATCACTGGCGTATGGAAGCCTAAGAAGTACGCTGGCACATACGGCACAAACGGCTTCTATCTGAACTTCTCAGACAACAGCAGCAACACAGCCACAACCATCGGCAAGGACAACTCTGGCAACGGCAACAACTGGACACCGAACAACATCTCGGTGACTGCTGGTTCGACCTACGACAGCATGATTGATGTGCCTACGCTGTGGGCTGATGGCGGCAATGGGCGGGGGAATTACTGCGTTATGAACCCGCTGATTAACACAGCAGGTTATGTCACGATCGCTCAAGGCAACCTGTACGCAAGCATTGGTGCGGCTGACAAAATTGCTCATGCCACAATGCAGTTGCCAAGCACTGGCAAGTGGTATTGGGAATACACGGCAACGTCTGCTGGTTCTCAATCTGCACAGGGTGTTAGCAATAACGCTGTGACGCAAAGTTCTGGCACTGGCTTCTCAACAGCAAACTTGAGGATGTATCAAATCAACGGCCAGAAGACCAATGGCGCTGCGTCTGCTGCATACGGCGCTTCGTTCACGACCAATGATGTCATCGGCGTTGCTGTTGACATGGATGCTGGCACGATTGATTTCTACAAGAACAACACCAGCCAAGGCACAGCGTACAGCGACCTTGCTGGCGGCACTTGGTTCCCAGCGACATACATCAACAACGCAAACGGGCACTTTAACTTCGGCCAACGCCCCTTCGCCTACACCCCACCAACAGGCTTCAAGGCTCTGAACACTCAGAACTTGCCAGCACCTACTATCCTGAAGGGGAATAAGTATTTTGATGCTACCTTGTATAGCGGAAACAACAGCACCCAAAGCATCGTCAATTCTGGCGCAATGCAGCCTGATCTGGTGTGGATCAAGTCTCGCAACATTGGCGGCGCAAACCATGTTCTGACCGATTCTGTTCGTGGTGTTAATAAGTTTTTGCTTTCTAACCTCACAGACGCTGAATACAATATCGCAAATACGCTGACTGCCTTCAACAGCAACGGGTTCTCGCTGGGAAATACCGCCTACGATTTCAACATCTCGGGCAACAACTATGTCGGCTGGCAATGGAAAGCCAACGGCTCCCCAGTCTCTAACACCTCTGGCTCTATCACTTCACAAGTGAGCGCTGGTACATCACAGGGCTTCTCTGTGGTGACTTATACGGGCAACGGTGTGAACGCCACTGTGGGACATGGATTGGGTGTGACACCAAGGATGATAATTTTTAAGGCAAGAACTGCCACTTCTGGCTGGACAACTTATTTTCACACCTTGGGAGCTGGAAACTTTCTTTCGTTAAACTCTACAGCAGGGTCAACGGCAAGCATTTATCCGTTCAACAATACTGCGCCAACTTCGTCTGTTTTCTCTATTGGCGTAACAGGCAATGGAACAAACAATACAGGCGCAACCTACGTCGCCTACTGCTTCTCAGAAGTCGCTGGTTTCAGTCGCTTCGGCAGTTTTGTGGGCAACGGTTCTGCTGACGGGCCTTTTATTTTCACAGGCTTCCGTCCTCGGTTTGTGCTGGTAAAAGGTTCCACAAACATAACCGAATGGTACGTTTGGGACTCAGCAAGAAATCAATACAACGTCACCAACTTATCACTTAACCCTAACCAATCGGCTGCTGAGTACAGTGCAGGTTCATTGTTACTTGATCTCACAGCAAACGGTTTCAAAGTGCGCGATTCTGTAGGTTCTTGGAACACATCTGGACAGACTTATATCTTCGCAGCCTTCGCAGAATCTCCATTCAAGAACTCTCTCGCACGATAAGGAAAACCCATGTTTCAACTGAACGGAAACCCCATCTCTCCTGACACAGCCTTTACCGCTGGTGGTATTCAATACCCTGCCAACTGGATTCGCTTGGCCTCACCAGAAGAACGAGCCGCCATTGGCATCACTGAAGTGGCTGATGAGGATACATCCTTTGACCCTCGCTTCTACTGGAGCAAAGGCAATGCCAAGGCTTTGGAAGACAAGCTAGAAGTCAAACAAGATGGTACACCATTAATGGTTCAAGTGTACGACAAAGAAACAAACTCAATGGTTGACACTAACCAAAGAGTGGTAACCAAAGGCTTAAAGTCTCAAATGATTGCTCAAGTCAAAGCCACCGCTGGCTCTATGCTTGCCGCTACTGATTGGAAAGTAACTCGTGCTGCCGAAGGTATTAAACAAATTGATGCCAACACATTAATACAACGTGCTGCAATTCGTACTGCTTCTAATAAAAACGAAGCTGCCATTACTGCTTGTACCACAGTTACTCAACTTGCTGCTTTACAAATGGAGTGGCCTGAGTAATGTCTGACAATCTAATTGACCCAGTTGAATACGGTAAATTAATCAGTACGGTTGATAATTTAACCAAAAAGGTTGATTCAATGGATGCAGATATTAAAACTCTTCTTGAATTGGCTAATCAAAGTAAAGGTGGTTTTTGGATGGGCATGACAATTGCTTCCATTTTTGGAGGTGTTCTTACATTTGTTGCGGAGCGTATTTTGCGATGATTGGACTTTTGTTAGACCCAGAAGCAGCACTTGATGCTGTAAACAAAGCGGTGTCGCTGGTTAAAAAAGCCAGTGCCACTGCTACCAGTGTAGAGTCGTTAGCCCCTATGCTTGGTAAATATTTTGATGCAAAAGCAAACGCCATTGCTTCTGCACAAGCTGCTAAAGCAGGTACGTTTGGTGGGTCTTCAATGGGTAAAGCTTTGGAAATTGAACTAGCCATTGACTCCCAAAGAGAGTTTGAAGAGGATTTAAAGCGTTTATTTTGGAACGCTAATAAGATGGATGTATGGCAACGAATTAAGGCTCGTGCGGCTGTTATGGAAGCAGAAGCTGCTAAATCTGCTGGTAAAGCTAAAGAAGAAGCTAGACGTAAAAAACAAAAACAACAAGAAGAAACTGAACTTGCAATTGCGGTAATTGTGTCTGTCGCCATATTTGTTGGCTTAATGATTGGTGGATACGAGTTATTCTCATTCTGCCGTAAAAACGGATGCTAACAATGTGTGGAAACTCTTTAAATGGTTTGACGTTGGTAAAGACTGGAAACTTGGCATTGACAGGTTTATTCAGTTTTGTTGCATAATCATTATGGTCAACTGGCTTCTAGACATGTTGTATGTATTGCCAGCGGATGACTCCAAAACAATCATTGATTTTTTAATTTCTAATATACCTTTAGGGGGCGGGGATGAGTAAGACACTAGAGACTACTTCTAAGTATAACCAGTTTGATGTTGACGGTGACGGTGTAGTCACTGACGATGAACTTAATCGTTCTGAACGAATGATGATGATTGAGAACATGGATAAGTTGGCAGACCAACAACGAGTTATGGCTTGGGTTGCCATCTTTATGCCTTTTGCCATCATTATTTTCATGTGCGCCCCATTCATTGAACTAGATAAAGTGGCTGCACTAATGGGTCTAGCCACTACATTTTGTGCTGCTATGGGTACAATTGTGGTTGCTTTCATGGCTGCAACTGCTTACATTCGTGGGAAAATGGAGTGAACTATTTCACTATAGGTTTAGTTGCTACAGCATTTGCGGCTGGTTTTGTTACACAAGGCTGGCGTAAAGATGCTGTTATAAGCGAAATGGTAGCAGCACAATCTGCTGCCGTTGCTGCTGCAACAACAGAAGTTATGAACGACAATGTTCGTTTACAAAAGAAAAAGGATGATGCACTTGTACAAGCAAACATTAAAGCTAAACAAAATGCTGACGCTGCCGCTGCTGCTAAGTCTCAGCTTGATTGGGTGCGGGACTACAACCAGCGTAGTGCCGCCGCCATCAGTACATCTACCTGCCCCTCCGTTAGAGACTACGCCTCAACCGCAAACACCGTATTCGGAGAGTGTACGATTGCTCTTGAAGAGATGGCAAGAAAAGCTGATGGACACGCCCTTGACGCAAACACCTTAATTAAATCATGGCCCACTAATAAGGAATCTAAATGAACTTAACCAAGAACTTTTCTTTAAACGAACTAACCCAAAGCGAAACCGCTTTACGTAAAGGAATTAACAATGCTCCAACACAAGATGTTATCAACGCTCTACAAAAACTGGCAGACAATGTGTTGCAGCCTATACGTGACCATTACGGCAAAGGTGTCAAAGTTACTAGCGGCTATCGGAGTCCAGCGTTAAACGCTGAAGTTGGTGGTAGTAAAGTTAGTCACCATTGCAAAGGAATGGCTGCTGACATTGAAATTCCCGGCTTTCCTAATAGTGATTTAGCACAGCACATTGTAGACACGTACAAGTTTACACAAGTTATTTTAGAGTTTTACACTCCCGGCGTACTAGATAGTGGTTGGGTACATGTGTCATACGATGAGAATGATTTAAAGTGTGAAGTTTTGACAGCCGTTAAGAAAGACGGTAAAACTGTTTATTTGAAAGGCTTGCACAAATAATGCCACTCGCTAAAGGACGTTCTCAAAAAGTAGTTAGCAAGAATATTAAAACTCTTGTTAGCGAAGGTAAACCTCAAAAACAAGCTGTTGCAATTGCTCTATCACAGGCAAGTAAGCTACCTAAACGTGGACAACGCACAGCTAAAAACAAGGCTAAAAAATGAAACTAGCTTACATAATTTGGGAAGATGCTTCTGAACTAGATGTGACAGCTTGGGCTGTACATGAAGAAGAGTTTGTATATACCCCTGTGTTATGTAAGCAAGTTGGGTGGGTTGTTTATGATGGCCCCGAAGGTATTATTGTTACACAAGCTGTTACTAGTAATGGTGAGATGGCTAGACGTAATCAAATACCTAAACAAATGATTAGGAGTATAGAATGGTTGACCGAACCAAATTCCTTGATGGCAGTGGAAAACGAGTAATATTACAACTTTTTAAAGAGTTTGCTCGCCCTGATGTTAAGTTTAAACCTATGTACACTTTACAAGAGTGGAAAGAGGTGTTTCTAGATTGCCGTGACCCTTCAGAATATCAACCTGCACAAATGTTGTTAGGTGATTGGGAACACTGGCTAGAAGTGCGTAACCACGTGTTAATTAAACCACACGTAGATAAGTGGCAAGCAGAACTAGAAGTTAAGCTACGATCAGAAGCCATCCAACAAATGAAGAGCCATGCTAAGCAACCCGGAGGTACAGCCGCAGCTAAATGGTTGGCTGACAAAGGATATGCCGAGGAAGGCGTTAAAAAGGCCGTAGGACGACCTAAAAAGGAAGAGGTGGCACTACCCCCTATCCCTAGTCGAATTGCAGGTGATATGGCTCGTTTAGGTATTGTAATTGGAGGTAAACACTAATGCCCTACATGACTAATGGAAAACGTGATTATAAGAAACAACAGGCATACGATGGTAAGCCTTCAGTTGTCAAAGATAGGGCTAAACGCAATGCAGCCCGTAGAGAGTTGGAAAAAGAAGGTAGGGTGAGTAAGGGTGATGGTAAAGATGTAGACCACAAGAAGCCACTAAGTAAAGGTGGTAGTAATAGTAAGTCTAATTTACGTGTACGTACCTCTTCTGCTAATAAATCATTTGCACGTAAAAAGAATGGAGCCATGAAATGAAAGCTGGACTATACGCAAACATTCATGCTAAGCGTAAACGCATCAAAGAAGGTAGTGACGAGAAGATGCGTAAACCCGGAGCAAAAGGTGCTCCTACAGCTAAAGACTTTAAAAAGTCTGCTAAAACTGCAAAGAAAGGCAAGTAATGGCTAAAGACCCACGACTAGAACGAGCAGGTGTAGCAGGGTTTAATAAACCTAAACGTACACCTAGTCATCCTACTAAATCACACGTAGTTGTTGCTAAAGAAGGTGAAAAGGTTAAAACCATTCGCTTCGGACAACAAGGTGTGTCAGGTAGTCCTAAAAAAGAAGGTGAATCAGAAAGCTATCGTAAGCGCCGTGAATCCTTCAAAGCACGACATGCTGGCAACATTTCCAAAGGGAAGATGAGTGCTGCATATTGGGCAGACAAGGTTAAATGGTAATGACTGAAAAAGAACTAGTTAAGCAAGCGGCAGAGGCAGACTTACTCACGTTTATCAGACTAGTAGCCCCACACCGTATGTTGGGTGCTGTCCATGAAGATTTATGTTCTTGGTGGTGTCGTGACGATGCATTGGATAACCAACTTGTGTTGTTACCACGTGACCACCAAAAGAGTGCAATGATTGCTTACAGGGTTGCTTGGTGGATTACTAAGCACCCTGAAACAACCGTATTATATGTGTCTGCAACTGCCAACTTAGCTGAAAAACAGCTAAAAGCAGTTAAAGACATTTTATTATCCGATATTTATCGTTTCTATTGGCCTGAGATGGTTAATGAAAACGAAGGTAAACGAGAGCGTTGGGCTGTAGATGAAATAAGTGTAGACCATCCTAAACGTAAAGCTGAAGGTGTGCGAGATGCCACAATTAAAGCAGCAGGTATTACTGCTAACGTAACTGGTTTACATTGTAACGTAGCTGTGCTAGATGACGTAGTTGTTCCCGACAACGCCTACACACAAATTGGTAGAGATGCTGTACGAGCATTCTACTCTCAACTTTCATCTATTGAATCTACAGGTGCTAAAGAATGGGCTGTAGGTACTCGCTACCATCCGGGTGATTTATACAAAGACATGATGGAAATGTCTGAATCCTACTACGATGAAGAAGCTGATGTAGACGTTGAACGTAACGTGTACGAAGTGTTTGAACGTGTAGTGGAGACTAACGGTGAGTATTTGTGGCCTAAACAGCGTAGAACAGACGGTAAAACGTTTGGATTTGATGCTAAAGAGTTAGCCCGTAAAAAAGCTAAATATTTGGACATTACGCAGTTTTACGCACAATATTACAACAACCCTAACGCTGTGGAAACACAACTCATTGACAAAAGTAGATTTAGTTATTACGAACGTAACAAAATTGAAAACTTTAGTGGTAGTTGGTATTACGGTGATAAGTTGTTATATGTGTATGCTGCTATGGACTTTGCCTACACAGTGAATAACCATTCTGACTACACGGTCATTATGGTTGTAGGTGTAGATGAAGATAACAATTATTACGTACTAGACATTGATCGGTTTAAAACCAACAAGATTAGTGTCATGTACGAAAAAGCAGAAACAGTGTACAGGAAGTGGCGGTTTAAAAAGTTACGGTGTGAAGTGGTTGCTGCTCAACGACTCATTGTTCAGCAGTTTAAAGATTTTATGCGTAGCCAAAACATTGTCTTCACCATTGATGAATACAATCCACCACGCACTATGAGTAAAGCAGAACGTATTGCTTCTACACTGGAACCTCGTTATAGCAACAACCAGATTTGGCACTACAAAGGCGGTAATTGCCAGATTCTGGAAGAAGAACTTATGATGAATAATCCAGAACATGATGACGTAAAAGATGCACTAGCAGCTTGTATTGAGATTTGTAAAGCACCTATTATGTCACGTACATGGGGTAAACGCACTGGAAACGTGATTCAATTTAACAACAAATTTGGCGGGGTTCAATACTAATATGAATGAAAATATCCAAGTAAGTTACAATGACGACAGTTTAGCAACTAAAATTGCTGACATGTGGACTCGTTGGGACAGTGCACGATCTAGCTGGAAATCTGACCAACAAGAGTTGCGTCAGTATTTGTTTGCTACAGATAGTCGTAAAACTAGTAACAGTAAGTTGCCGTGGAAGAACTCCACTGTAACTCCTAAACTAACGCAGATTCGGGATAACTTGCATGCCAACTATATGGCTGCTTTGTTTCCATCTGAAAACTGGTTTTTCTGGGAGAGTACAGACAAAGGCACTGATTTAGCTAAAAAGCGTTATGCCATTGTTAACTACTTAAAACAGAAGCTAAAAGCGTCTAACTTTCAACTTCTTGTTTCTCAGTTGGTGTATGACTACATTGATTTTGGTAACGTAGTTGTCACATACGACTATGTACGAGACACTGTGTCTGACTCTAAGGGTAATGTGGTTAACCGCTACATTGGCCCTAAAGCCTATCGTATCAACCCTAACGACATTGTGTTCAACCCAGTGTCAGAAGAGTTTAGTAAAACACCACTTGTTCGCCGTATCCTAAAGAGTACAGGTGACCTACTCACTGATGTTGAAACTAAACCCGGACTCAATTACAACAAAGCTGTGGTTGAGAAGGCTATGTCTTTCCGTCAAAACTACCGGGATGACCCTGAGTTTAAGAAAGAGGTTAACCTAGCGATTGATGGTTTTGGTAGCGTAGATGAGTACATTGACAGTGACATGATTGAACTCCTTGAGTTTTGGGGTGACATTTATGACCCAGAACAAAAGAAACTATTACGTAACCAAGTTGTAACCGTCATTGACCGTAAGTGGATTGTGCGTAAGCAAGACAACCCTATGTGGACAGGTCATAAGCCTATGTACCATTGTGGCTGGCGTTTACGTTCAGATAACCTATGGGCACAAGGGCCGTTAGACCAGCTAGTGGGTATGCAATATCGTATTGACCACTTGGAAAACTTAAAGGCTGACGTGTTTGACGTTATTGCCTACCCCGTAATGAAGATTAAGGGTACTACAGTTGAAGAGTTTGAATACGAACCCGGAGCACAGGTGTTTGTGGGTGACGAGGGTGATGTAGAGTTTATGCGTCCTGACGCTACAGCATTACAAGCTGATATGCAGATTAACGAGCTTATGAACCGCATGGAAGAGCTTGCAGGTGCTCCAAAACAAGCTATGGGTATCCGTACCCCCGGTGAGAAGACAAAGTACGAAGTACAGAGTTTAGAGAATGCTGCTGGACGTATTTTCCAAAGTAAGGTGAGTTGGTTTGAGCGTAACATCCTAGAACCGTTGTTAAACGGCATGTTAGCTGAATCATTACGTAACTTTGAAGGTGTGGAACGTATCCGTACAGTTGACCCTGATTACAACACAGAAGCGTACATTGACGTAACTAAAGCAGACTTAACTGCTGAAGGTAAGATTTACCCCATTGGTGCACGTCACTTTGCTGACCAAGCACGGTTTGTTCAAGAGTTGGCACAAACTATGGCTGCTGTACAGGCTATGCCTACAGTTGCTGCACACATTAGTGGTAAGGCAATTGCTAAAGCATTGGAAGAGAATTTAGGTTGGCAAAACTACCGTATTGTTGAAGACAATGCCATGATTTTTGAACAAGCTGAAACACAACGACTAATGAACCAAGCGTCTGAAGACATTCAGACTGAAGCTGCAATTGACCCTACAGCCCCTCCACAAGAGGGGGTTGACAATGAACAACAAATGATGTAATAT